GTTAATGGTATTTAAGAAAACATCACCGTTACCAACACCTGCACTCATTACACCTCTGGTTGAATTTGAACAACTAGCCCCTGATGTCCATGCGGCAGTAGTATCACCAAAGTCTGTGGCGTTGCCAGTAGAAGCAATCGTTACATATTGAATAGTGTTTGAGTTTGCAGAATAAATGTCTTCTCCGCCATTACTAAATATACCTCTTGTACTTGATGCACATGCTTCCATAGCGTAAGTAATAACAGCAATGTCACCAAAATCTGTACCATTACCTGTAGAAGCAATGGTAATATATTCAATTACGTTAACGGGGTTTGTACCACCCCCCGTATTGCCGCCAACAAATAAACCGCGAGTTGAATTTGAACACCCCGCAATTTCAGCTTTACTTTGTGTTAAATCCCCAAAATCAGTAGCATCACCCGCAGTTGAGAATGTTACGTAATCAATTACATTTAAAGCTACATTACTACTATTGTAGCCCCCTGCAAATATGCCCCTAGTGCTTGAGGAGCAAGCTCCCAATGCGTATCGAGTTCCGGATAAATCACCAAAATCTGCGGCATTGCCCACACTTGATATATTGATGTAGCTAATTACATTAGTAACAGTATTTGACCCATTACCACCAAACAATCCAGTCACAGGGCCAGCAGGCCAATTCCCCGCACCTTGGGCTTGATACTGAGCAGTGAGTGTCCAGACACCTGAATAGCTTGGCATTTATATACCTCCGTGGGCGTTGGAACAAGCGGCTAAAAATCCTCTAGGAGCTGTTAAATCTCCAAAGTCTGTGGCGCTACCTGTGGCCGCAATAGTTACATACTCTATTACATTACTGTATGCAGTTCTTCTATCTCCACCAATCAAACCTCTTGTTGATGATGAACACCCAGCCATACCATAGAAGTTATTGGTTAAATTTCCAAAATTTGTAGCATTGCCAGTTGTAGCAATGGTAATGTAGTCAATAAGACTTGATCCTCCGGTATAACCCGGCGATCCAAACCCACCAGCAAACAAACCTCTTGTTGGTGAAGAACAAGATGCCGAATTTGTTTTTCCTATATTACTTAAATCACCAAAATCTGTTGCATTTCCAGTAGAAGCAATGGTTACATATTGGATTATATTGGTATACGAAGTACCGTTATATCCACCACCAAAAACTCCACGAGTTGGAGAAGCGCATCCGCATAGACCCGACATTACTGTTAATAAATCACCAAAGTCTGTGGCGTTGCCTGTGGTTGCAATGGTTACGTAATCAATTACGTTTGATTCAGCTCCTGAACCGGCATCTAGTCCACCGGCAAAAATACCACGAGTTGAATTAGAACACGCCGCTAAACCACCTCTTCCAGTAGTTAAGTCTCCAAAATCGGTTGAATTTCCTACAGACGCAATAGTTACATAGTTAATTATGTTTGTGTAATTTCCAATAACACCGCCACCAAACAAGCCCCTGACGGATGAAGCACAACCTGCAAGTTTTGGAATTGTGTTTGATAAATCCCCAAAATCTGTTGCGTTACCTGTTGAAGATATACTGACGTAATCAATTATGCTTGAATCACCGCTATTATTTTCTCCACCTGCAAATAGCCCAAGAATAGCCGAAGGACTCACGCTGTTACTAGCCCCGCTAAATGCACTTGGCCCATAGGTGTTTGTTGCCCATACAGCAAAGGTATATGACGAACCATTGGTCAAGCCAGATACAGTAACGGGTGATGATGCCGCAGAACCCGTAAACGCGCCGGGCGTTGAAATAGCTGTGTAGGATGAAATAGCCGAGCCACCCACGTTGGTAGGGGCAGTAAAAGCAACAGACGCAGAAACATCGCCACCCGTAGCCGTCCCAATGGTCGGCGCATTAGGGTTGTTCAGCGGGTCATAAAAGGCTGAGATAAACCCAGCAGGAGGACGCATTGGCATGATGCCCCCCTTTAGGAGTTAATCTCTTCCCAGCTTGCATTTACCACAAGGTCGTTAGCCGTACCAGCCGTTGCACCGATGGATTGATTCTCCAACAAGTAAAACGTGGTGGTCTTGTCGGTCACAATCAATGTGGCATCAGCAGGGACTGAGATTGTAGACACAATCGGAAAAGCCGTACCGCCCAAAGCGGCGGCGCTGTACACGTTAATCGTGATGTCAGCGGCGGCTGAACCGTCTACGTTAGCAACGGTGATTGAGTTGATCTTGAAAACTTTACCGCTGGATGCGGCATTGCTTACCAAGCTGGTAGCGCTCGTGCTAGTTAATGATGTTTGCGACGCATTGCCATAAATGGCGGCTACGTTAACAATATTTGGATTTGCCATTTATTACTCCTTAGAACCCGAAGATCATCGCCATAGCGATGGCTTTACCTGTTGAAACGCCTGCTGATCCAAACGACAGGTTACCCGCACCGTCTGTAACCACTGCTTGATTTGCTGAACCGTCTGCTGTTGGATACTTTAACGCCGCAGGGTTATTGAACAAAAGCTTAACAGTGCCAGAAGCATTTTTTGTGTAAATACTCATGTCTGCATTGGCAATATTGAGCGCAAGCTCACCACTGACCAAGTTACCAGAAGACGGGACTGTCGTTGCTGTAGTACTGTGATACAGCGAAATAGGGGTGAAAGTTGCTTGTGCCATTAGAAGGTTCCTCCAGAAATGCCGCCAGTTGTGCCTGTCCCAACAGTCAACACACTCGTTGCTGAATTATAGGAAAGATTTGCCGATTGAGCCAGTGCGCTGGTACTCGAAGCGTATATGACCCCGTTGGCGGTAAACGAAGACAAATTGGTTCCGCCATTGACGGTTGGGAGGACGCCCGTCACGCCAGTGGTCAACGATAAACTGTCCGCTTGGGATAAGTTTAAGGTGTCTCCAATTTGGAGCTCCTGTACGGACGTTCCGCCGAGAACAAGTGAATATTTGGATGCCATTTTTTAATCCTCAGAAGCAAGTTACGTTGACGCTGGTGACTCCATTGTGCAACAGCACAGGGAAGGAACCATTTGCAATTGAAACGTCAACTGTTGTTGCGCCAGAGTGCAACAAGACAGGGAAACCAGTGGAAAGCAATTGCCAAGATGGAACACCGCTTGCCACCCTCAAGGCATAGCCCTCAGTACCAATAGCTCGCTTAGACAGCGTCGTAGAGTTTGACGCATACAGCAGGTCACCAGTAGCGTAAGAAGTCTGACCAGTCCCACCATTTGGGGCGGTTACTGGTGCTGTCAAGGCAAATTCAGTTCCTGTCAGCGTTAAGCCGTTACCTGCTGTGTAGACCTGAGCGGAAGAAATTTGAGCAAAAGTGATAGCAGTTGTGCCAAACGTGATCACACCTGTGGTCGTGCAGACGTATGTCTCACCAGCCCCAGTAGCACCTGCCTGAACAAAGAAGGCGTCGTTGTAACCTAAAGCGTTAGGGTCACGAAGACCGTACGTGTTTGCGTCAGTTGCGCGAGTCAGAACCCAATTGGTTGAGACTGTGCCAACGGTGGTAACTGTGTACACACCGTTTTGGGTTTGATCTGTTTGGTTGTAAATCAATACACGCATACTAACGGTGGTCAATACACCGTCGATGGTCAATGCCGCCTGCGCACCTGCGTTGGTTAGCGTAGCGCCTACGCCAGACGATCCATTGTTGTAAGTTGCATTTAAGTTTCCAGCCGTGCTTGGAGACTCAACGTAAACAGGGCTGTGGTATGAAATACCTTGCGTTACTAGTCCGTCAACGTACTGCTTTGTTGCAACTTGAAAGTTTGTGGTTGGGTCTTGCGTAACCGCTACAGAAGTCAAACCACCCAAGGTGAGTGACGTAGCGCCAAGAGCAATGTTTGTTGTGCCAACAGTCAACGAGCTGTTTGACAACTGAGCGTTTGTAACTGTACCGCTCAGATCAGTCGTTGGGACTGTCGGACTAGCGGTCATGGCTGTTACGCCAGTACCTTTAACGTAACCAGTCAGAGTGTTTGCACCAGTACCACCGTTTGCGGGGTTTAAAACACCAGCAAGGGTAACTGCACCGCCTGTAGCTGATGCAGGCGTAAGACCAGTGGTTCCTGCACTGAACGAGCTCACCAGCCCTGTTGTGCTACTTGCCGCGGTAATTTGACCCTGAGCGTTAACTGTGATGTTGGCGGCGGTGTAGCTACCAGCAGTTACAGCGGTGTTGTCAAGCGAGATGGTGCCTGTTGAGGTGATCGGGCCACCTGTCAAGCCAGTGCCAGTATTGATAGACAACACGCCAACACCAGCAGAAGCAAAGGAAGTCCAAGCACCGTTCAAATAACCTTCAAACAATGCAGAATCGGTGTTGTACCGAATCATGCCATTTACGGGAGAGGCGGATCTAGCGGCGGTGCTTCCTGCTGGTACGGTGACGCTTCCCGTGCCCGGTAGCACAGGGTTGGTCGCAATACTTACTACAGGCGTTGTGGTGCCGTTAGCAACAGTAATTTGATTCACTGTGCCACCAACATTGGTTACTGTACCGTCACCTGCACCAATCGTTGTCCAAGAGCTACCAGCATAAATCTCAAAACGAGATGTGTCTGTGTTGTAACGAATATCGCCATTAACTGGAACGGCTGGGCGCTGAGCTGTTGTACCAGCGGGTACTTGTACGCTCTCGGTGCCGGGGAACACCGCGTTGTTAGCAATTGCAAATGTAGGCGCGCCAGAGGCACCAGTTCCGTTGGTCACGGAAATTTGATTTGCAGTCCCTGTCAGCTCGCGACCAGCCACCGTTGTCCCGCCACCAGTCAACGCCAACATGCCCGTACCAGACAAGTTAGCCACCGAAGCGGCGACACCTGTTAGTGAGAATGTTGGGTTGCCAGATGCGCCAGCTCCGTCAGAAACGGTTAAACCAGCTCCAGACGTCGATAAGGTGCGTCCTGTTACCGATCCACCAGACTTGGCAATAATGCCGCTAGACGCCGTTTCAAGGCTTCCTGAGACCCCATTCAATGTTACCTGAAGGGTAGATTGAGCTCCACCATCAACTAAACCAACACCAGTACCACCAGACAGCGCTCGACTGTTAGGCAGTGTTGGCTCTTGGTTCTTTGTAAGGAACGTCTGTGTTTGTATGGGAGAGCCTGCAAGTGCGGCTGTCGTGGTCTGTACGGTCTGACCGTTTTGAACAATAGGGACTGCCTCTGTACCAGTAATCGCACCAGCGGCAGGTAATTGTGTGATCGTTACTTGTGCGGACATATTATGGGCTCAGTTGGTCAAGGTTACCGTTATTCTCAGGATCCTGAGTATTACCCTCTGTCGAGATGATAAAGCTACCACCAGTAATACCGTTTTGGGTAGTGACAACATTGTTGTCATTGGCGGCAACGCTCACGTCAGGACGTGGGAATCTGATCGTTATTCTCTCAGTTTTACGGGCTGGAAGTCTATAGGGATCTTTCTCATCGGCACAGCCTTGCCCACAGACCTGTAAGCCGGGGAAGTTCGGGTCAGGTCTCATCTCATCATGGGCGCGCTTCATCCTGCAACGATCACAGATCGCTATCGATAAAGTAGCGTTTCCACGAGTGTCGAGAAAGACTGGCATTATCTTGTGTACACGCTGATATTGGGCGCTAGATAGATCGGGCTACGATCACGCTCTTCCTGCTCAACAATGTTCAAATACTTCTCGGCTTGGGCTTCAAGGTACTGGATGCGCGGGAGATCGACCCCGGGCAACTCCAGAGCCATCCTGTGCGACAGCATCATCAGCGTCGCCTCGTACCACCTAGTTGGGATGTACAGCTCGTTTGTCAATGAACCCACGTCCATGATCTGTTTGCTGTACCACACAGTGATCTGCACAAATGGGTCACTGGGGACGGGCCACAAGTACAGCGAGGGCAAAGGAATGGTGCGGTCAAACCAAAATTGGAAGGGCTGGTTTGACGTAAAGTTCTTGTTTGGCAAGTTTGTGTAGTCGTCGCGGTTTAGGCGAGACATGGTGATCTCAGTGGAATTATTTCCAACGTAGAACTCACGCAAGGCCAAGGTTGAGCCACCAGAGATGCGGACACGGTAGTACTGGACGGCTTGCCCCGGGTTTATATCAGTCCAGATCCACTGGTTATCCGTCACAGCTACGGCGCCAAGGCTTTGAAGCGTTGTCCAAGTGCTGTTATCAGTTGAGTATTCAAGCGTCAGTGTCCATGTTGCGCTTCCACCACCTGCAATGTAGGGAAGGATGCCGATGGAGCCAGCATAAATCTCTTGGTTTGTCCCAAAGTTAGCTGAGATGTTGCCGTTTGCGCTTGTCTGTAGGCAGAACGTATCTACGTCGTTGTCACCCACATTGCCCACAGTACCACCCGCGGAGCTTGTGTAGCTTGCGCTAGGGCGGCTCATGGTGCGATAGAGGACGTTTAGAGCGTCGTTTGCACCTGCGGGTAGGGTGTACACGTAATTGTTTGCAGAGACGCCTAAAACGATCTTATCGATGGCGAAATACTGTATCCCGATGTTAATCAGGTTTTGAAGGAGAAAGCTCAAAGACTGACGAGCGGACACAAGTTGCTCAGAGGTCAACTCTTCGGCTAATTTGCCTGCACGTCTCGCACCATGATCGATCAAGGTTTGGACGTTAACTGTCTGACCAAATGTATCTGAGTACGCCATTTATGTTTCCTCTTACCAGCCGGGGCAGTTCCACCGTTGCATCGATGCGCGTGATCGACTGCCCTTTTCGCTCTTCTCTGCTACTGGGCTCATTCTCGCGCAAAACGCATCTCTACGCGAGCCCCCTTGGGGTTGTGGAGCCTTTAAATTTGAACCAGTCTCGCGGTTGTACTTGGCACGACCTTTGGCTGTAAGTCCAGCGCCTTGTTTAGCAGGGAGCTTCTCACCGCGACCGATTGCCAGACTTACGTTCTTTTTGCTCATTTTACTTTGGCTGTTCTGGCGGATTGCTTGAAGGCTTTAGCCGTTGGCGCACCTTCGCTACCAACTCTGCGCATTTTCTCCCCAGAGCCTTCAGCGATTCTTTCGCGTTTTTTATGAATGTTTTCATACAAACCGCCTCCTTTAAATTTTTTGCCCTCATCAGCATTGTCAAATTCTTTGCCAACTTTTTGAGGGATGCCCACCTTCTTGGCGAACGCAGGGTTATGTGCGACCGCCGCCATCAAATTGTGCTGGGAAGATGATTTGCTTGGCATGATTAGTCTGGGTTTTTAATGTAGATGCCTTCAAACTCAGCAGAAACATTTGAAGCCCCCGCTGAAGCAATCGCCCTAATTTCAATATCTGTTTTTTCAGTAAAAGCAATCGGAGTGTGTAGGTCAAGTATGAAGTCACCGTTGCCGGGGGTTCGCGCTGAACTTTGAATTCTAAACACGCCACCCAATGGGCGCTGAATCAACTGAAAGTTGGTCGATGCGTTTGCGGTTGAGTTTGCGGATGTGAAGTAAACTCCCATCAAATACAAGGTGTATCCTGCTGGAACAGTCCAAAACGCCATCTGTGTTTGGTTTGCGGTAAGGGTAATCATGCCGTAAACGGTTGCAGGTACACCAGAAGTAACAGTACCTGTGCCAGCATAGATAGTGCCTGCGGCAGTTGCACCAGAACCAGCGGTGGTTACATACATACGAGAAATACGCAAGTAACTGTTGCCAGTATTGACTGCTGTTTGCCCATCTAAAAGGACAGACTCGCTAATTTCGTTGTAATTTGCATCAAGACCAAAAATAGCAATTGTTCTTGCGCCAGTTCCAGCAGAAGTATCGTCTGCGTTTGAACTAGAAATTTTCATTACAGTGGCAGAAGCGGGGTATGCATACGTTCCGCCTTGTGCCCAAACTGTTTCTACGGATGTGCCGACATCACCGTTGATGCCAAACTTAAATAAGGTTTTGTGACCATCAACTTGCCCACGGGCTACTTGCAGTTCAAATGGCTCATACGCACCTTGGCGTGTTGCAGAAGAATAAGTTCCCATGTGGGTCTCCAAAATTCAAATTAAAAGTGGGAGCCGAAGCCCCCACTTAGGTTCAGCACTTTACTGATCCACCACGTTTCTTTGCAGGGGTTACTGTCACGGACTTTTCAGTCTTGGTGACAGAGCCAGAAGGCTTTTCCTTGCTAGTAAACAGGCTCTTCGCACCCTCATACAGCTTGCTAGGAATGTTACGGATAGCTTTCGCCATGTCCATCTCACTCTCGCTTGGGCCGATTGATTTGTCGTAAGCGCCTTTGGATAGGTCAGTTACTTTCCCGCCATCTTGATACTTCAGGTTGCTCTGGGCTTTCGCTTGCTTCATCGCTGTTGCGTTCTCAGCCTTGAAGGCAGATTGCTCTTTCTTCTGGGCTGGTGTCACACTGCCACCCTTTTTAAAGGTGCCAGATTGACGATCATTACTGACAGGAGCAGATGGCTTTTTCGCAGGCATTGCTACGGCGTGACCGCTGTTATTAACAGCTCCCCCCGTAGCGTAGTGCTTTTTTGTTGCACCGCCTTTTTTGTAACCACCGCCATTACCTAACTTGACATCACCTGTTGGGGCGCTGTTGTTGTCAGGAGTAGCTGTGACCATCTTGGTGTCGCGATATTTGCCGCCTTGACCTTCGGTGTTGATGATGCCATCTTTAGCGATAGCGCCACCCTTTTTATAACCACCTTGACCATTGACAACGCCGCCTGTGGCGTAACCGCCGGGTTTCGTTGACTTGGCGATACCACCAGTAGCAAGACCTTTATGACCCTTGCTGGCAGGCTTACCTTCGTGAGACTTCAGCTCTTTTTCAAGACCCTTCATCTTCGACATTTCAGCCTTGTGCGTAGACTTGGACTCGCCGCCTTCTTTCATGCCGCCTTGCATACCCTTCATGCCCAACATAGCCGCACGACGTGCCGCCATAGTAGGACGCTTAGGACGAGCAACGGGCATCATGCCACCGCGAGCAGGCACAGCAGAACCCATGGGGGAAGCCATAGGCGCACCCATCATTCCGCCGTCAGCCTTACTCACGGATCCGCCTTTTTTGAGCTTTAACTCAACTGTAGGCTCTGTGGTCATCATTTTGACCATTGGCTTAAATTGACCCATGATTGTGCTCCTTAAACTTTCTGAGCATACACAACCGTCAGGCGAATAACACCTTGAGTTGTGCTGATCGTACCGTTAGGGTCAAGCGTAACGACGACAGAGGTATTAGTACCAATGTCGCTCATTGCAAGCAACTGCGCGGCTGTAAAAGTTAAAGCTATGCGACCACCAGCGAACACATCAGTCGAAGACACATATTGTGTGCCTGCGGCGGCTGTACCGATGGTCATAGGGATTGTTGTAGCGGTTCCACCACCCACTGCTTCGTTCACAACCATATCGGCAAAGAAGTCGATAATCTGTGAGGAAGCAGGGAGAGTCAGAGTTGCGCTAGTAGCAGTACCTGCGGCGGCGGTTGTGACAGTAGTTGTCTGAGACATGACGACGAAACCGCCATCAGTGGTGTCAGTCAATGTGCCAGAACCAGCGCGCAGGGTAGAACCAAAATAGGTTTGTGCCATTGTCTTTTCTCCTTAAAGCGCGGGGGGCGAACCCCCCACTTGGTTTTAGACGCCAGCAGTGCCGTACATAGCACGAGGATCAGTGAAACCAACGTCGTAACGTTCTGTCGCTTTGTAGCGCATAGAGTCAGTTTCGAAGTCGCCTTCCATGGTCTTCTCGAGCTTACGACGCATCATCATCTTCATGCCTTCAGGCGCGTCGGTTTGTACGAAGAATGCTGAAGCATTGGTCAAACGTGACAACACAGCCGCGCCTTCATCCAACAGACCGATGGACTTAACAGGGTTGATGTCGTTGTTTGCATTGCCTGCGCGCAAGACTGATTTCAGGAGAACTTCAGCTTGGAAGACGTTACCGGGGGCGACCACCAATTGGCGGGGCACAAGGCGAATCTTCTTACCGTTGTTGTCCACAGCTTGACGAATCTGGATCAACATCTGTTCTAAAGATGTCTGTGACAGATTGGCGGCTGTAGCCAATTGGTTGCTGAATGTACCACTGACGATAGGGTGAGCTGTGCTGATCAAAGCAACGCCGTCGCCACCTGCTGTAGCACCGCCAGTGAAGGCGTTGTTCAACACGTTAGCAGACAAAGTCTCTTTGGTCTCAATCAAAGACTGAGCCAAGTGACGTGCATACACCTGACCGATACGGATGTGGTCACCGTCTTCAACCAAAACTTTGGTCAAAGCAAATGCCAAGCCGTACACAGAGTACACATAGCGTTTCAGGAACAGAACACCACCCTGTTGGTACGACACTGGTGTGCCGTCAGGCAACTGAGGTGCCGCGCCGAAACCGTACAAGACGGGTTCTTCGTGGTAGTTACGTGGAATGCCGTCTTGTTCCGTGAAAACACGAGACCATTCATCGGCACGTTGGTCGTAGACACCGTCGAAACATTCATTCAAGATAGGTTCGACGATGCTACGAAAGTCGGTACTGCGCATTGGAGCGGCCATGGTTCATGTCCTCCTATTAAATTGCCGTACCAGCCACACCAGCGAACTGATATTTGGCTATAGTGGCACGAACGATGGTGTAAGAATCACCCCAAGCATTGTCAGGGTACGGGGCGAGGTTAATGATTCGCATTTGTGCAGTACTGCCAGAACCAGCTAAGGTTGTTGACAAAGTGCAAGCAGACAAACCAGTGGTCGTTGAACCAGCAGTTGTGTTGCTCAAATCAGCCTCATCGCCAATGGAAGTCTGCGCTAGTGAACCAGCGGCTTGAATTTCATAGACGATATTGGGGTCGTTGTAGAAGTACGCAATGCATGAACCAGTCTGGTATGCCGTGTTGGCAGGCCAGTAGTTCGACACGCGACGACGACCAGTAGTGTCCGTAAACTCGACGCCTGAGAAGCAACCGAGGAACGCATCACTAGCGGCGGCGACCTGAATAACACCACCTGTAGCCATCTTAACGGGCTGACCCTTTAAGATGTCGGTGCTGTACGTAGAGAGAATACCGTCAGCAAGCGCTGATGCACGATCCAGCCCAGAAGGGTGGAATGCAGGACGCATACCGAACGGAGCATTTGTAGAAGACATAGTCTTACTCCTTAGAAGTTAACCCTCAAAAATGGGGGCGCGATTAGGTTGAGATTGGTCAAACCTGCCCATACCTTCGCCTTCCAACCGTACCAGCGACTTGCCACTGCTGTCACGCTGACCTTGAAGATTCTCAAGTTGAATACGGACTTTGTCCGCCTCTTCTTGGGGAGCTTCGTAGTGCAGTTGCGCCATAACGTCTTGGTAGACATCCATGGGCAATTTGAACAGCAACATCTCGTTGCATGATATGTACCCAACGTGTTCGCCAGCTTTGACTTTGTAGTTGTCGAACCCAGCCATTTCGTCCGCTTTCACGGGAATGTAGCCAAGTCGCACCCTTTTATCAATGGTGTCGTATGCGTTGGTAGTTGAAAGCCAAATTAGGTGCCAGCCGGGC